CCCCAGCAGCATCGGGACGGGTACGACGCAGGCCGTCGATGCCGCGACAGTCTCGCAAGCCGTGGCCGAAGCCGGCACCGACACCACGCCGCGCATGTGGACGGCCGAGCGGGTGAAGCAGGCGATTGCGGCGCTCGCGAGCGGCGGCGTAAGCCTGTCCGGCAACAACACCTGGACAGGCAACAACACCTGGACAGGCACTCAGACCTTCCAGGACATCTCAACTTCTGGCAACGTGGGGATTGGGACGACAAGTCCGGGGGCAAAACTGGATGTGGCTGGAAACATTCGTTTATCGGCAGCCTCTCCCAATATCGAATTCAATAATGGTGGAGGAATGATTTATGGGCCAACTGGGCATACGTTAGCCTTTGCCACTGGTGGTGGCCCAAGTACGCCTACCGAACGTATGCGTATCAACTCCAGCGGCAACGTGGGTATTGGGACGAGTTCGCCGTCAGACTTTGGAGGAGCTAACCTTCAAGTTCAAAACTCAAATATTGGTTCTATTCTGTGGAGCAATGGAACATATACAGGGCAATTGCTTGCATCGGCTGCAGCGGAAGTGACTATCGGTTCACGTAGCAATCATCCGCTGCGATTTGGTACTAATGATACCGAGCGGATGCGGATCGACTCCTCCGGCAACGTCCTTGTTACGACTGCCGCTGGCCTCGGCTACGGCACAGGCGCAGGTGGAACGGTAACGCAGAGTACGAGCAAGAGTACAGGCGTTACGCTGAACAAGCCGACTGGTCAGATCATGATGCACAATCAGGATATGACCCCCAGCGCGCGCATCGTGTTTCAAGTTAACAACTCTTTGGTTGCGGCGACCGATACGGTGGTCGTTACGTGTCAGTATTCTCTTGTGAATTATACGGTTGAAGCAGGACAGGTTGCGGCTGGATCGTTCTATGTTGCGATTAAGAATAATACTGCAGGGACACTTGTTGGAGAGACACCTGTAATCAACTTCGCCATCATCAAGGGAGCAACAACATGATTAAAGTAATCCACTACCCCGACACCAACAGCGTCGAAGTTACTTGGATGCGCGAGGTCGCCCCTTCCAAATTTGTCCCCGAACAGCGCATCGACGAAGTTCGGGACGAGGACGGTAATGTTGTTACCGAAGCACAAGTAATTCCGGCGCAGACCATTCCGGCAGTGACGGAGCAAACCCGCTGCCACTCCTACGACGATCGCCAGATGGACATGCTGCGGGATGACCTCGGTGCGGAAGTATCCGAGTACGAAGCTCTGATCGCGGAAGTGTTGGCGAATCAGAAACCGCTGCCACAGCCGACGTTGGAAGAAATCAAGGAAAAAGCACACACCGACATCGAACGCCAGCGCGACGTGGCCCTCGCTGCCGGATTCATGCACAACGGCCACCGCTATTACGTCGATCAGACCATGATCGCCGCGTTGAACGGTAGGCTGACTCTGTGGCAGGAGGGCAAGATCGCCAACATCTCCCTGCCCGTGCGGCGCATGGACAACAGCATCGTGATGCTGGATCGGGCCGAGCACGCCGATCTGGCCGACGCGCTGCGGCAACACGGCGAAGCGATCTACGCGGCATCGTGGGCGGCGAAGGACGCGCTGTGATCCGCCTCGCCCTGCTGGAGCCGTATTTGACGCAGCCGGCAGCACCGAAAAGGGTATGGGGATGATCCACGCTCAACGGATAACGAGGGGCTGACATGGCGAACACGGGGCTTGTACAGTTCAAGAACAACGCCCAGCTCGATGCCGAGCAGGCGGCCATGGCGCCGCCGGCGGATTTCTCTACGCTGATCAGCGACCTTGCCGGTCATGTCCGCAAGCTCTGGGACTCGGCCTACGAGAACAAGCGGTCGTTCGAGCAGGACATGCTCAAGGCCTTGCGGCAACGCAACGGCGAGTACGAGGTGGACAAGGCGCAGAAGATCGCCAAGCAGGGCGGAGCCGATGTCTACATGCTCCTGACCGAGGTCAAGTGCCGGGCGGCCGAGAGCTGGCTGCGGGACATCATGCTGGGCCAGGGCGAGCTGCCATGGGACATCCAGCCGACGCCAGTGCCGGACATCGCGCCGGAAGAGATGCAGCTCATCATGATGGCCATAGGCGAGCAGGTGTCGCAGTACGTGCAGATGACCGGCATGGCGCCGCAGCAGCACGAGCTGGACGACCTCAAGGAACTGGTGATGCGCAAGGTGAAGTCCAAGCGCAACACCGAAGCGCAGGAAGCCGTCGACGGCATGAAGGCCGAGATGCAGGACCAGACGGCGGAAGGCGGGCTGGTCGAGGCGGTAAACCGCTTCATCTCGGACCTCGTTACGTTCTCCGCGGGAATCATCAAGGGACCGATCGTCTCGCGCAGGCCGTACCTCTCCTGGGGACGGGACATGCAGAGCGGCAAGACCGTGCCGATGGTCGCCGACAAGATCATGCCGGTGTTCAAGCGGGTCAGTCCGTTCGATTTTTTCCCCGAGGCGGGTATCAGCAGCCTCGACGACGGTTGGGTGTTCGAGCGGCACGAGTTCACGCGCAAGCAGCTCGCGCAGATGAAGGGCATGCCGGGCTACGACGACCAGGCCATATCGGAGGCCCTGCGGGATCACGACGACGGGCTGCTGAACAACTGGCTGAGCGTGGACTACAACGAGCTCACGCGCAAGAGACTCGAGCAGCGCGTGGGGTTGTCGTTGATCGAGTCGCCGAATCCGACGTTCTACGTTCTCGAGGGCTGGGGTAGCGTCAGTGGACAGCTGCTGCTTGACTGGGGGATGACGCCGGCGGAAGTGCCGGATCCGGACCGCGAGTACGAGGTCAATGTCTGGCAGGTCGGGCGCTTCACCATTCGCGCGGTGATGAACTACGACCCGATGGGCGAGAAGCCGTACGGCATGACGAGCTTCATCAAGGTGCCGGGCGGACTGTGGGGCAAAGGCGTGCCGGACGCGGTGCGCGACGTGCAGGACATCTGCAACGCAGCCGCGCGCGCGATGGTCAACAACATGGCGATTGCTTCCGGGCCGCAGGTCGAAGTGACCGTGGACCGGCTGCCGCCGGGGGAGGACATCGAGGAGATGTACCCCTGGAAGATCTGGCAGACGACATCGGATCCGCTGGGCTCCACGGCACCGGCGGTGCGGTTCAACAATGCCAACCCGATGACGGCGCAGCTGATGCAGCTGTACGAGAAGTTCGCGCGCATGGCGGACGAGCAGTCGGGCATCCCGGCCTATGTCTACGGCGATACGGACATCCAGGGCGCGGGGCGCACGGCGTCGGGCCTGTCCATGCTGATGGGCAGCGCGGGTAAGGGCATCCGTCAAGTAGTGACGCACATCGACCAGGACATCATCACGCGGCTGCTGCGCCGGCTGTATGTCTACAACATGCGGTTCCACCCGGACGAGACGATCAAGGGCGATGCCATGATCGTGCCGAAAGGCGTCTCGTCGATCGTCAAGGAGCAGCTCAACCTGCGCCGCGTGGAGTTCCTGCAGATCACGGCGAACCCGATCGATGCGCAGATCGTGGGGCCGAAGGGCCGCGCGGCGATCCTGCGCGAGGTGGCCAAGGGTCTTGAAATGGACGTCGACAACATCATTCCCTCCGAGGACGAGCTGGAGATACAGCAGAAAATGCAGCAGCGACTGCAGGAGATGCAGATGGGCATGCCCCAGGAGCAGATGGACACCCAGCGGGACGGCAGCGGGGCCATGACGGGCACCGCGGTGAGGCATGCGGGGAACAATGTCGCGTCGACCAGGTCGCCTGGAGCGATAGCATTCGAGTCAGCGAGAGGTAAGCAATGATCATCGCGGGGCTCTGCACATGCGCGCTGCAGGGCGTCTGGGATGGGGTGCACCAGCCCCCGCTGGGGCCAACTCCACGATCAAGGCGCGCGGCTTTTTCCGGTGTACCCTGCCGGGATACAGAATTTAACCGATGAGGAGTTAATAGGTCTTTTCCTACGGGCGCGAGGGAGAGGTCCATTGACAGGTCGAGCGAATCATCTATAGTTAGCGCTAACTAACCTGAAAAGGAAAGGATTCGTCATGAGTTCAGGCACCACAGAATGTATTACCCCCACGCAGATCGCCATGCAGGTGGTCGACTCGCCGTTGAAAGGCTCGTTGCTTCAAGTCACTCTCTCACCGGCTGCCGTAGCCACGGTAACTGCTGCCGAACAGAACGTCACAGTTACTGGTCTGGCCGTGACCGACCTTGTCTTTATCGGCCCCTACACCTGCGCGACGGCTGTCGGCCTGTGCGGCGCCCGCGTTTCGGCGGCCAACACCCTGACCCTGCGGTTCGTCAATCCGACCGCTGGCTCGGTGACGCCGACCGCGTCGCAGACCTACACCTTCCTTGTCGTCAAGACCGCGTAATGCTGGTCCCGACAGAGGTACTGGAAGAAATGAAGCTCATCGCCCGCCACAACCCCCGGTTCATGGACTGGTTGCGTGCCCAGCGTGAGCTCGAGCGAGACAACCTCGAGATGAATGGCAATGACGTCACTCGAGGGAGGGCTCTGGCCCTCAAGGAGCTTCTGCACGCCTTCAAAGGTGCGGAGAAAACCCGATAGGATCCCCGGATAACGGATAAGTACCTATCGATTAGCGACACTCCAGAAAGGACCGCTATGCCACTGCCGGAACAAGTACGCAAGCAAATCGAAGCCGCGGATCAGACCGTCGCCGAGCTGGCCAAGCCCGTTGACGCTGGTACTCCGTCGGACCAGTCACCCCCTCAAGGCGAACCCCCCGCTCCCACCGGCGAAGTTGTGCCGTTCACCCCCAAAGCACCGGAGGAGAAGACGTGGGAAGAGCGCTTCAAGGCGCTGCAGGGGATTTTCGACGCGAAGCTACCCCAGCTTCAAAACGAGCTGAAGACCTCGCAAGCGGTCTCCGACCAGCAGCGGCAGATGATCATGGCTCTCCAGAACCAGGTCCAGCAGCTGCAACAGGCTCCGCAACCGTCCAAACCGGCTGCACCCGCTTCCGCGCTGACCGAAGACGAACTCACGGACTACACGCCCGAGTTCTTCTCCATGATGCAGCGGTGGCTCGAGCCTCAGCTCAATCCGATCAAGCATGCGATTGTCGAGCTTCAACGCAGCATCGCCCCGGCGGTGCAGCAACTCACGTCGCAGGTGCAGACGGTCGCGCAGACGCAGGCGCTTACCCGGGAAGACAAGTTCTTCCAGGATGTGTCGAACGCGGTGCCGAACTGGGAGCAGCTCAACGTCGATCCGAAGTTCCTCGAGTGGCTCGGCGTGGTCGATTCGATGACCGGCATCAGCCGGCACGCGTACCTGTCAGATGCCCGCGCCAATCTCGACGCGGGCCGGGTTGTTGCCATCTTCAAGGCGTATCAGCCTGGGGTTGGCGGCAGCACCACCCAAGCCGGCGCAAGTGCTGCGCAAGTTCACCCGCAATCCGAGCTCGAGAAACAGGTCACTGTCGAGTCGAATCGGCGTCCGACGCCCCCCGCTGGCGGGCAGGAGACGAAGACGTACTCGCAGAAGGACCTGGACAAGCTGTACGCCGACTGGCGTCGTGGCCTGTACAAGGGCAAGGAGGCGGAATTTCAGACGAAGGAGCGCGAACTGCTGGAGGCAATCAACTCCGGCCGGTACGCGAAACGCTAACTCGATAGGAGAAAATCATGCCGTTTCCCGTTTCTGCAGGTTCGGCCAGTTACACTGGCAACTTTATCCCCGAGCTCTGGGCAGCCAAGCTGATCCAGAATTTCTACGATGCCACCGTTTTCGGTGACATCGCCAACACGGACTACGAAGGCGAGATCAAGTCGTTCGGCGACAAGGTGCAGATTCGCACCACGCCGGAGATGACCATCCGTTCGTACTCCAAGGGCCAGACGCTGACCCTGGACCGTCCGGACAAGGCGAAGATCACGCTGAACATCGACCAGGGCGAATACTTCGCCGCGATCGAGGACGATGTGGACAAGGTGCAGGCGGACATCAATCTGCTCGACGCCTGGTCCAAGGACGCCTCCGAGCGCATGAAGATCAAGATCGATACCAACCTCCTGGGTTCGGTCTACGCTGACGTCGCCGCCGCCAACACCGGCAACTCTGCCGGTCGCATCAGCGGTAACATCGCCCTCGGCGCCTCCGGTTCGCCGGTGCAGGTGACCAAGATGAACATCCTCGACTACATCGTCGACCTGGGTGTCGTCCTGGACGAGCAGAACGTGCCCGAGTCCAGCCGCTGGCTGGTCATGCCGGCCTGGATGTGCGGCCTGATCAAGAAGTCCGACCTGAAGGATGCGTCGATGACCGGCGACGGCCAGTCGATTCTCCGCAACGGCCGGATCGGCTCGATCGAGCGGTTCACCATCTACATGAGCAACAACATCTCGAAGATCGTGGATGGCGCGTACACCTGCTACAACGTGCTGGCCGGGCACAAGATCGGTCTGACGTTCGCTTCGCAGATGACCGAGATGGAGACTCTGCGCGCCGAATCCACCTTCGGAAATATTATTCGCGGCCTGCAGGTCTACGGGTTCAAAACCGTCAAAGGTGAAGCCCTGGCCCGCCTGTACGCGCGTCCGTGAGCGAAATCAACAACTTAGCGACGTAGCGAGTTGACCGTGCTGACAGATCTGTACCCACCTACTACCCTGCCGAACGTTCTTTTTCGGGGGTGGGAGAGGGTGCTTGAAGGCGCGGTCGACTCGAAACCTCGTTCCAAATTGAAAGGAGACTGAAACATGGCTGCACAGACCATTGCGCAAATGCAGGCTGCGGGTATTAACCCGGGCCTCACCGACGTTGCGTCCTTCCCCGGCTTCACTGTCATCGACTACGTCGTCGACGGCAGCAAGAAGGCGGTTGCCGCGACCGATACGGTCGAGTTCTACACAGTCCCGACGGGCGCAAGCCTGCTGATCCTCGGTGCCTCGGTCTACGTCAACGTCGCGGCTACCGCGAACGCGAACTTCGATCTTGGCATCTGGGCCAGCTCGCACTCCAACATCGAGGGCCTGGCCGCGTTCGACCTCGACGCCACTGCGGGCACCAACGTCCACAAGAAGGCTACCGCTGCCAACCTGGCCGCGTCCACCAACAAGCTCACGTTCGAGATGGACACCGCAGCCCTCGGTTCGGGCAGCATCCGGATCCGTATCTACGGCATCCTGATGGCCTAATAGGAACGGGAGGGGCTTCGGCTCCTCCCTTCCACCACGAACACTGCGGAGGGCCACTATGGCACAGCAATCGGCGTATGTGATGAACAAGCGCACGGGGGTCGTCTTCGTCGCCACCACGATTCTGCGTGGCATGGATGACATGGAGCCGTGCAACATGGATGGGACACCGTTCCTGGCATTTGTCGAGGAACTTGACTCGGCGAACGAACCCGAGCCCGGCCCGGTCGCAGCCGATACCGATCCGGTGCTGAACAAGGACGTGGTGGCAGATGTCGTGCCGCCCGCTATGGATGAGCAATGACTCCACAGGACGTCATCGACGACGTCCGCGTCCTGATTAACGATACGACTATAACCTATCGGTATTCGGATACGGCGTTACTGCAGTTCGTCAACGAGGCGATGGGTCGCATTGCGGTCCTTCGTCCTGATCTTTTTTCCACGTTTGGCACCGTAGCATGCACCGCCGGCGCGGTGATCCAGTCGGCCCCCACCGGCAGCTTCCGGTTGATGGAAGTGATGCGCATCCAGAACGGCGCCGCCGTGGTCGAAAGCAACCGGGAGACGATGGACCAGAATCTCCCCTCCTGGCCGTCCGATACGGCCGCCGCCGCGAGTGTGTGGATGCGCCATCCGCGGGACCCCAACAAGTTCTTCATCTACCCGAAGGCGCCTTCTTCCCAGACGCTCGAGATCGAGTACGCACTGTCTCCGGTCGAGGTTGCGATTGGTGGCACCCTGGCCTTGCCTGACGTGTATCTGCCGGTCCTGGTCGATTGCGTGGTGTTCCTGACCCAGTCGATAGACAACGAGCATGTCAACAGCGGGCGGGCAAAGCTGTTTTATGACTCGTTCACCCAAGCCCTAGGGGTTTCCGGGCAGAACCGGATCGTGACGGATACTGAGTCCGGCGGCTTGCCGGAGGAGGCGACAGTCTAATGGCTACTCTGGCTTTCAGCACTGTCACTGCGCGGGTCCTGCCCTATGTTACCGGGTGCCCGATTCCTGTCGTGGAGATCGCCATCCGTGAGGCAGCGATCGATTTCTGCGAGCGCACGCAGGCTTGGCGCGAGGATCTGAACGCGATCAACGTGGTGGACGGAACCAGTTCGTATGCACTTGCGGCAGCCATGCCGGTGGCTACTGGTGAGGTGATCGTGCCGCTGGTGGTGAAGTACGACAGCGTGGTGATCACTCCCCTCGACAATATCACCGTGCGTACCATGTATCCGGACCATCCGGATACGGTGAACAAGTCCCCCTCGCAGTATTACCAGTTCACCGAGCAGCAGACCATCAACCTGGTGCCGGTTCCCGACTCCAACATCACCGGAGGGCTCGAGATATTCGCGGCCGTACGGCCGCTTAGGAGCGCCACCGGGATGGACCAGGCGGTCTTGGCCAAGTGGGGGTGGATCGTCGAGGCCGGGGCGCTGCACCGGCTATGCGTGATGCCGGGGAAGAACTGGTCGAACCCGAAGCTCGCCGAGTTTTTCGGCAGGCGGTTCGTCTCGGGATGCAACACCGCGAATGCCGAGGCACGGAAGGGCTACACCGGGCGTAGTTTGGGTGTACGCATGCGGGAATTTTATTGAGGTGAACCATGGGCATTAAATTCGCCAACAACGCCAGCTCCACCCTAAAAGTCGGGATCAGCGCTGTCGCTACTTCCATGACTGTCGACACCGGCGATGGCGCCCTGTTCCCTGCGGCAGGCGGTAGCGACTGGTTCTACTGCACGCTAATCATCGCAGCGACCAACACCCGGGAGATTGTCAAGGTTACTTCACGCACGGGCGACGTGTTCACCATCACGCGCGCGCAGGAAGGTACAACCGGAACAGTGTTTTCTACCGGCGATCTGGTGCGGCTGCAGCTTACTGCCGCGGCGTTGAATGAATTTGCTCATGTAGCCGCAAACAACACCTGGACAGGTACGCAGACCTTCCGTGACAACAAGTTCGAGATCACGGACGACGGCGATACGACGAAGAAGTTGGCGTTCCAATGCAGCGGGATCACGACCGGCACAACCCGTACAGCGACTTGGCCGAATCAAGACGGCACGGTGGCGCTAACTGACTCGCTTGGCATGCGCAACAAGATTATCAACGGGGATATGCGGATCGCACAGCGTGGGACATCGGCTACCACGCAAGGTTACTCCACCGTTGACCGATGGTATATCAACAGAAGCGACAGCGTTTCTGGACTTACGATGACGCAAGTATACGGAGCTTTTGGGACAGTGCGGCATTGTTTGGGCTTGCATAGAGATGCTGGCAACACAAGTACGGCTACGTTGAATATGTACCAAGCTATTGAGGGTATGAATTGTCGTGACTTGGCCGGTAATAATGTTACGGTTTCGTTCCTTGTTGGCGCAGGCGGGAATGTCACAGCCACAGGGCATTCCGTTTCTCTGTATTACCAAACTACAACTACCGACATTGGCCCTGCTGGAAGCTGGACACTCGTCTCCAGCTCATCTTTTACTGTAACAGCATCATCATCTTTCACGCAGAAAACCGCCACATTCGCGGTGCCGTCAAATGCTACTCAGTTGAAGCTTGTCATTACCTTCGCAGTGAGTGGAACCGCTGGCGCTGATGATCGTTTCTACATCACCGGCGTCCAACTCGAAGCCGGCTCCACCGCCACTCCCTTCGAGTCCCGCCCATACGGTACAGAGTTGGCGCTGTGTCAGAGGTATTTTCAGTTTGCCGGTTCAGGTGCTAACGGATCATTTGATAGTTCTACGACTTTCATCCAAATTACTGAAAAATGCGTTGTTCCAATGCGAACCGCGCCAACAGGCTCGATTGTCAGCGGAGTCACCGCAGCGTTCCGCTCAATGGGATCGGACTTTACAGCTGCTTCTCCAGCTTTAGCTAATTTTTCAACTGTAGGCGGCACATCTTTTTGGACGCAAGTGTCTGGTTTTACAGGCGGTACTTCTAACGCTGTTGTAACTGCTCGCAATCAAATAACGACAAACGGTGGTAACTTTATTGCCCTTTCTGCGGAGCTATAAGCCATGTACAAACTAACCAACTCCACCAGCATTACACGCCTCGCTGACAACGCCTGCATCCCCAACGATCCTGCTAATACGGACTACCAGCAATACCTCGCATGGCTCGCAGAAGGCAACACACCGCTGCCTGTCGATCCGCCGACGCCTGAAGAAAAGCGCACCGACATCGAGCGCCAGCGTGACGCCGCCCTCGTCGCAGGCTTCACATGGAAAGGCCATGAGTACCACGTCGATCAGACGATGATTTCCGCGCTCAATGGCCGCCTGACGCTGTGGCAGGAAGGGAAGATCGATGCGAAAGCCACACTGCCCATCCGGCGCATGGACAACAGCATCGTGATGCTGGATCGGGCCGAGCACGCCGATCTGGCCGACGCGCTGCGGCAACACGGCGAAGCGATCTATGCGGCATCGTGGGTGGCGAAGGACGCGCTGTGATCCGCATCGCCCTGCTCATTGCGCTCCTCCTGCCGTTCGGCGTCCAGGCCGGGCCGCTGGACGAGACTCGCCACTGCGGCGAGCCGAAGCGCGACAAGCAGGGCCGCATCGTGCGGCGAGCCGACGTGCTGGACGCCTTCGCCAGGCTACATCCGTGCCCCTCGACCGGCGAGCGCAAGCGGTCGTGCCGCGGTTGGGCCATCGACCATGTCATCCCGCTGTCTGTCGGCGGGTGCGACGCCGTGCCTAACCTGCAATGGCTGCCGAACGAGATCAAGTCCTGCGCCGGCACGAAGTGCAAGGATCGGTGGGAGAGGACGGTGTACGCGAGATGACAGTCCACCTGATCCACGGCATCCACGCCACGCACGGTGGTAGCACCGCCAAGCTGGCGACCTATCTGCGCGCGATGGGGCATGATGTAGAAGTGCATAGTTACGGGTACGCCTTCGCTTCGACGAGCGCGCTCCCCGGCTGGACAAACTACCTGAACCGTCGCCGGGCGGAGAAGTGCGCCAAGCGCATCAAGGACGGCGACAGCGTGGTGTGCCATAGCAACGGGGCGGCGGTGACGTACCTTGTGCAAGAGCCGCCGCTGCGGACGCTTAAGGATGTCGTCCTGATCCAGCCGGCGCTCGACCGGGACGCCGTGTTCCACAATACCGAGCGCGTACTCTGCATCTACAATGAGCGCGACGATCTGGTCGGCCTGTCGTCAATTCTGCCGGGGAACTACTGGGGCGCGATGGGCAAGCTTGGCCCGGACGACTCGCATCACAACGTGGAAAAGTGGGACTCGCTCAACCCGCCGCGTGGGTTGCCGTTCTGCGGAGGACACACCGACATGTTCGAGAAGGCGAACATCGGGGCGTGGGCAACAACGATCGGAACCTGGCTTCATAACAAGGAGTGAAAAATGGAAGAACAAGAAGCACAGCGGCGCAAGTGGCGGTTGAACCGGGAGATCAGCGCGGGGGACTTGATTGCCATTGCAGTCGCAATCACGGCGGTCATGACGACCTACTTCCAGCTGGACAAGCGGGTGGCTGTGGTCGAAATTATTAGTGCGCAGAACAATGCCACACTTAAGCACGACGTGAGCGAGATCAAGCAGGACGTTCGCCGGCTTGGTGATAAGATCGAACGGTACGTCGAGCATCGAAAATGAGAAGCATCAACGGCATCATCATCCACTGCTCCGCAACGCCGAACGGGAAACCGTTCACGGAGGAGGACATCGACCGCTGGCACGACGAGCGGGGCTTCGCGCGGCGCGGGTATTGGCGGATGAAGTTCAACCAGACGCTTTGCGCCATCGGCTACCATTACGTAGTGCGGATCGACGGCACCGTGGCCACCGGCCGGCATGAGGACGAGGTCGGTGCACACGCTGGTGGCTTCAACGCCCGGACGATCGGCGTCTGCCTGATCGGCACGGACGGCTACTCCCCGGAGCAGTGGAGCTCGCTCGCCGGACTGATCGATGGCCTGCGGAGTCGCTACCCCGAGGCGAAAGTGATCGGGCACCGGGATCTCTCCCCGGATCTGAACGGCAACGGCGTGGTTGAGCCGGACGAGTGGGTGAAGATCTGCCCTGGGTTCGACGTGAAGAGTTGGCTGGTCAACACGAAGATCGCGCCCGCGTCGGCGCTGCTCGAGGACTGACGGAGGCATCATGACGCAACCGGCGTTGGTAACAGGAAGCACCTCCAGTGCGATCGGCATGGGGGGAGGCACTACCGGCGGTGTATTTTTCTCCGATCCGATGTTGCAGAGCGCGTTTTCCGCTCCGCTTACGGCGGAAGATTACGCAGGGTTCATGCTTAGCGCACCCGGGCAATACAGGGCTGTTCGCGACGCTGATTATGGAACCTGGACGATGCCACATCCGGATGAAGTGCTCGTCCCGGGTACGTGGACGTCCGGCGCGACCTATGGAGCGCCGGTAGCACCCAACGCGTACAATTGGGAACGGTACTTTGAGCCCTCGGTGAGCACCTGGACGATGCCACATCCGGATGAAGTGCTGTACCCGGACATTGACAATACGGGGAACAATACGCCGAGGATATATCGTGGCGGCGCAGAAGTTTCCGACTCGACTGCGTTGAACGAACGGGAACGACGCGCGTTTCAAGCATTGCGCGATCCGAAATCCTCCAACGTGTTTGACGCGAAGTCGCACCCGGCGTACTCGAGGCTGCGGCCATCATGGTACACCTCGCCGTTTGCGATGGGTCATAAGTACGGGTTCAGTCCAAAGCATGAGACGCTCGCCGGTATAGAAGCTCAGTATAAGTCGAGTAACCCGGGCTATGTTCCGATGGACTTTTTCGCCAAGTCCATCAGCGATAAGCTGTCCACTACCAATGCGCCAACTTACGGCAACATCGCCCTGGCGACGGACGTGCTCGATGCCTGGCGGCAGCAGCCTGCTATGAGTGGTAAGTTTTCCGGCATCGATGATTTCCCTTCTATATGGGAAGGGTGGGGCCAACCGAACTCGGTGGCACGGCGGGAGGAGCACGCGTATATTACAAAAAAATTAAAAAAAGCCGCCAAAGATAAAGGGCCGTTCGGCGGTGGCTTTCTCGGCAAGCTCTTCTCTTTTGCCGGGCCGATACTGAGCTTTATTCCCGGGCTGCAACCTTTAGGTTGGGCGCTTGGGGCCATGAACGCAGTAGCCAGTGGCGATCCGCTTCGCATGATTCTCGCAGCTGCTGGTCCGATCATGTCCTCCATGAACACACCCAACGTCGGCGGTGGCGATTTGGGTGGCGGGCTGGTTGCGCCGGAGAGTTTCTCATTCGGTGATTCATTGAGTAGTGGGTGGAGTAGCGGCCCAGGCCTCGGACTTCAGGCGCCTGCCAACTGGGGGGTCGGTGGATTCTCGCAGACTGCGCTGCCGGGGATTTCACTCACATCTGGACTGACCTCCGCGGTGCCAGGGGTTGCTGCCAGCACGCTCGGCAGTGGGCTGTCGATTCCGGCGCTGCTTCCGCAGCAGACCTCCGCGGTGCCAGGGTTTGCTGACAGCACGCTCGGCAGTGGGCTGTCGATTCCGGCGCTGCTTCCGCAGCAGACCTCCGCGGTGCCAGGGTTTGCTGACAGCACGCTCGGCAGTGGGCTGTCGATTCCGGCGCTGCTTCCGCAGCAGACCTCCGCGGTGCCAGGGTTTGCTGACAGCACGCTCGGCAGTGGGCTGTCGATTCCGGCGCTGCTTCCGCAGCAGACCTCCGCGGTGCCAGGGTTTGCTGCCAGCACGCTCGGCAGTGGGCTGTCGATTCCGCCGGGGGCTGCGGAGGCGTTCGGCACGCCCGCCTGGAGTGGTTCCAGCAACAGCCTGCTGGGCAACAAACTCGTGCAGCAAGCGGCCAAGGGCGCGCTTAAGCTGGGCATGAAGGGCCTGATGAACGACGGCTCCGACGACAGACTTGGTCACCTGCGCGCTGTGCAGGAGAAACAGAAAGGCCAACCACCGATTCTGCAGCAGCCGCAGGCGGCGATGGCGCCGCCAACACAGGCCAGTCCGGAAGCTAACCAGCGGTGGCTCAGACTGA